ACACGGAGCCTTCGCCGCCGAGCGAGGCGATGGCGCGGACGTCGCGGGCCATCGGGTTCGCCGCGACGTCGGTCGGAACTCGCCCGTAGACCGCGCCCTTGGGTTGCGTGGCCGCAGGCGTCGACGTCAGGTCGCCGTCGAAGTTGCCCGTCGGTTCGTAGACGCCGTCTTCGGCGATGATGAGATCGCTGCCGTCGACGGTCTTGAGCACGCCGCGGACCTTGAACGCGGCGCCAGAGTCGGGGCGCTTCCACCAGCTGCGCACCTGGTCACCGAGGTCCGCCATCGACAACGCCGACCGTAGCGCCACGCCGGGGCCGTCGTTGAGGCCGAATATGGCGGCTTCGCGCCAGTCGTCGGAGACGATGCGCGGGCCGTACAGCCGCGGGATGGCCGAGTCGGAGAGCGTCTCTTCGTCGTTGTTCTCCACATCGACGAGGCGGTAGCCCTTGCGGGTGAGCGCGAAGACGCGGCCGTTGACCGTGCAGCTCGAACTGAACGTGTACGTCTCGCTGTGGTTCAGAATCTCCCACGCAGTGCCGTTGCTGCCGACGATGCCGACCGCGCCCGCGCTGGCGTCGAGGCCGTAGACGCCGCGCTGTGTGAGAACGACGAGCTTGCCGCCTGCGCCCTCGTGAAGGCCGTAAACGGGCGCAGGGCGTTGGTTCTGGTTCTGCGCCACAAAGGTGCGGAGGTCGCCGCCAGTCGCGGCCACGGGGTCGCTGAAGTAGAGCGACGGGCCATCAGCGAGAACGGCGCGGTTGCCGAACGTGGTGACGATGCCGCGCGGGATGTCGAGCGCCGTCGTGCTCGGGTTGTCCGACGGCTGCTTGATGGCGAGAATGATCGACGAGCCGACGAGACCCCACAGCGTCGGGAAGTCCGGCGACGCGATGAGAATCTGCCCCTCGACGACGGCGTGAGTGATGACGCGCGGCACGACGTTCACGCCGAGCGAGAGCGCTTGGAAAATCTGCCAGTCCTCGTCGTAGATGCGCAGCCGCAGGTCGCGTGGCGTCGACGTCGACGACGTCGCATCAAAGACGTACGACCAGCATTCGCCAGTGAACGGGTTTAAGACGCTGAAGCCGCCGACGAAGATGCGCGAGCCGTCGGGAGACTGCACGCGACGAAGGCCCGGACGCACGGCGAGCTCGCCGCTTGGCAGCGGCCACAGGTTCGCCTTGCTAAGCCCGTCGACGTCGATTGCGGTCATTCCCAGTAGCCAATCGGTGTGATAGATCCGCGCAGCGTGCCGGTAGCGGCGTTGCCGATCAGGCTCATGATGATGTGGAGATACGTCCCGGGGGGCACCACCTGCGGCGCGTCACCGAAGTCGACTTGGAAGCCCGGTGCCGTCGTGCCCGCGGGTGCCAGCGCGAGGAAGCCCTGCGACCCAAGAAAGATGCGCTTCGGGCTGACCGTCGTCGGCGGGCCCACTGCGTCAGCGGTCGCCAACGTGGCCGCGCTTGAGCCAAAGCCCGCGATCCATTCGACCTGCGTGTACGTCGCGCCGAGCACCGCAGAGACCACCGTCTCACCCACGCGGATTCCGCGGATGACGAGGTCCTTGCCGGGGACAGCGACGGTGCCCGCGGGGTTCAGGTAGCTGAAGATCGGGTAGTGAACGTCGGCGACGGTGGCGAGGCCCGATGTGCCGGCGGGCAACGGCGATGGCGAGATCCATTTGCCGCCAAGGTTGTTGGTAGCGGGCGCGGTGTTCGCGGTGAACGTCGGCGCGGCAAGCGCGGTGATGAGCGCGTTGCTCGTCTGCGCCACCGCCGTGCCGAGCTGCGTCTGAATCGCTGAGCCGCCGTTACCAGTGATGGCAGCGGGCCACGATCGCGTTGAGGCAGCGTCTGCCAGTTGGATGCTGCAGAACCCAATCTCGATGCGTCGACCCGCTGATGCGACGCCAGAATTGGTCACGCGGAACTGCAACGGCAACGCGCTCGACTGCGTCGGTGCGCCTTGGCTCGTCGGCGTCGCGATGCGCAGCGTGAGGATGTCGTTGATCCAGAACTCGCAATCGCCCGTCGAGATGATGATCACGTACTTGCTGACGTCGGTGGCGCTGTAGCTGCCGCCTGCGCGGCCGGGGACCGACGTCGTCGTGATGTTCGACGCCGTCTCAGCGCCGTTGAAGTTCACGACGCCTTGAAGCTGTCCACCCGCAAGACGACGAAAGAACACGCCGTCGAGCGGGGTAGCCGTACCAGTGAGCAGGCCGAGACCCCATTCGCTGCTGGAGAGCGTCGACGTCTGGTTCGCCTCGCGCAACTGCATCTCGACGACAGTGGAGAACGTGCCGAAGAGCGGGAACGACTTCTTCGTCGACAGGTTGATCGTGTTGCCCGACGCCGTGGCACTGGCGCTGTTGAGCACGCCGAAGCCGCCCGACTGCGCGTAGGTCATCGTCGTCGCGACCTGAACGAAACCGGGATCGAGGATGGTGCCGGCGAATGACTTGTTGAGCCACATCGTGTCGACGCCAACACGCAAGCGGTAGTCGTCGGAGACCTCAAGCGCGCGCACATCACGCGTGCCGGTCACCGAGCCAGAGTCAACCTCAGACGACGCCTGCGCGAAACCCGCCTGCGTCTCGGTCTGCGGCGTGCGGACCTGTACGTTGAAGTTGGCGTCGACGTTCGCCTTGCCTGCGGTGCTGCTGCCTGTGCTGATTGCGGCCATGGTCAATCCCTCGTGTACTTGATGGTGAATGCGCCGTCGGCATCGCCGGTCGGGCACACAACGAAGACGGTGAAGCCGACGCCCACAGTCACGGTGTCGACCTGCGCGTGTACCGGCGACAACTCGAACTCGTCGGCGTCACGCCCTGCGGCCTTGGCCACGCTGACGACGATGTCGCTGCCTGCGCCCACGCCAGCGTCGACGATGGTGAGCGTCTTGCTGTAGTCGTTGACGACGAACGTGACGTCAGCGCGGCCGTAGGTGCCACCACCACCTGACGGCGTCTGCCACGTCGCGTGCGTCGCATCGGTCGCCGTCAGCACCTGTCCCGCGCTCGGGGGTGCCGCGCTGCCGACGTCGACGTCAGCGCCTGTCGTGCCGAGGAAGTCCGCCGTCGACCCTGCGCCGACAGCAGCCCACGCGCCGCCGTTCGCTGACGCGGTGTCACGAACGAACACCTGCCCGGTGGTGCCTGTCGTCTCAAGAGTCTGGATGATGACGCGGGTCATGTGTTCAGACCCACGGCGTCAGTCGCCGCGAACGTGATGGTGCCGCATTCGGTGTTGCCGAGGATGCTATTGAGCCCCGTGCTCAGCGACGTGTTGATAGTGCCGCTGTTCAGCGTGTTACCGTTGATCGACGACGTGCCGCCGTTGGCGCCCATGTGGATGGCGTCGCCGCCGCCCGTCGTGAAGATGTTGTTGCCGCTGATGCTCCATTGCGTGCCGTCGAGGTCGATGGCGTGCGCGCCCGCGGGCAGGATGCCGACAAAGCCATTGTCGCGAATGAAGCCACGGCCACGCCCGCCCACTTCGTCGACGATGAACGCATGGGCGACGACGAGGTTGTTCTCATAGTGCCCGAACTCGCCCGCATCAAAGTTCGCGGTGTCGAACACGATGGCGCGGTTGAAGTAGATGCCGCCCGCGACGTCGGAGACGATGCGGAGGCCGCGCAGGGTCGGGTACGATCCGCGGATGACGAAGCAGTCGATCCCATCGACGAGCGGCGTGATTTGCACCTGTCCGTTCGACTCGATCGTGACGCCGGGGAGTGAGCCGTCGATGATGATGGGCGCGTGAAGCTGAATCGGCGCCGTGATGACGATGCGGCGACCGTACGAGGCCGCAAGCTGCGCGTCACTCGTCACGTCGCGCGGAGTGAGCGCCGCGACAAGCTCGTCTTCGGTGCGAACCTCAAAGAAGCCGCTGGACGCGCTCTGGTTCTGAAGCGTGGCCCGCTTGAGGTTGCGGTCGCGGAAGATGCTTGTGACCACTTCACCCTCCGCGGTTTCGTCGACCTCGTCGACTGGCAAAGGCCCGCAGGCGGCACACGAAAGAACAACGATGGTGAGCGCGTGGTTGGTCATGCGCCCAGCGTATCACTGACCCCAGCCTCCGAATCCCTGACCGCGCGCGCGCACCAGCTGCAGCGTCGGCGCCGTCGGTGACGTCGTGTAGACGTAGCTCAGCATCGCCCACAGCTGCGGCGCGTTGCGCGGCAGCGAGAGCGGGTACGCCTTCGGCGTGTTGATGCGGTTCAGCACGTTCTGGCGCGCCTGCGCCTCAAGGTTCGCCAACATCGGGCGCTGGTCGTTGTCTTTGATGCCGAGCAAGAGCGCGGCTTTCATGCAAATCCACATGTCGAACTCAGGCCACGAGGCCGCAGCCGTCGCGCCGTTGCCCACCAGGGGATGAGTCGTCGTCGTCGAGAGCGCGAAGTCTCGGACGTACACGATCGACAACGTGTAGACGCTCTGCGCGAGCATGTATCGGTCGGCCCGCAAAGCCGCTGGGATGGCCGTGAACGTCGTGTTGGTGCCCGACCCGAACGAACCCTGCACGCCGCGGATGTCGAGCAACGGGGCCACTGTGGAGAGCGAGGCGAGGCCCGTCGATGAGGTCGTGAACGACGCTTCTTCGTTGAATGCCGAGCCGCCCGCACTCACATAGGCGGAGACGCAAGCAGACAGAGCCGTCGCAAGACCGGCGTCGATCTGCGTCGTGCTCCATCGGATGTTATTGGGGTCGTCGAGAAACTGAGAGACGTTGCCACGGGCGTCAGCGACGGTTTGGGCCATGGACGTCCCTCACTGCTTCCCAGAACGTGTCGATACCCGTCTGACGGACGACGTGAGTCAACTCTTTGGCGCGCTGTGCACGACGGTCGGCGAGGTCCGCCGCGTCCTTCTCTTCTTTACGCTTGTGCGCGGCCATCCACGACTTCGACAGGTTGTGCTGGTTTCGCATCTTGCGCGAACGCCAGATGTTCGACAGCGGATGGTCCATGTCGACGTCGCGAAACGGCTCCCATTGCTCGACGAGAACGTTGGCACCCTTGCCTTCGGCCAGCATGAGCTCGCGTTGAGCGACATGGCAGACGCCACGGCGGAAAACAGGGCGAAGACCATGGCGCGCGCCATCCCGCTGCACTTGGCGAGCAATTTCAGCGGGGGAGACTTCACGCTTCATGGTCTTCGCTCCTGTCAGATCAGAACGCGGCGTTCAAGTTGGTGAACATGCCGTGAGCGTTGCGGCGCGGGACGCGGAGGTTGAAGCCCATCGAAAGGAACAACTTCCACGAGAAGTTGACCTGCGAGAGCTGCAGCGATTCACGCGACCAGCCGCCGTTCTTGCCGCCGTCGACCTGGGGCTGAGGCTCCCAGAAGACGTGCATCTTGGTGACGTGCTCTTTGGTGTTGAGGAACATCGCCGACTTGGGTTTGGCGCTGTTGCTCTGGACGACGGTGCAGCCGTCGAACTTCATGTTCGGGCCGTAGTTGTCGAGCGTGTCGCCGGGGGCGAATCGAAGCGTCGGGTTCTGCGACTCGTAGATCTTCTGGACCTGGTACGGGTGCGCGAGGATCACGTCGGGCGACTGCGAGCACTGCGCGAAGATGCGCTGGATCATGCGCTTGCCGGCCGCATTGCCCCACGCCGTGGTCGTGGAGTCGAGCGTGCCCGCGGGCTGGTCGCTGACAGCGAGGTTGCTATAGAGCGCGACCGAGCTGTTCATGATGTCGCGAATGTTGACGTTGCGGACCGAGCCAGCAGGCGTCGCACCACCGGCCGAGGCCGCGAGGTAGATGAGGTCGCCAGCGACGAGGTTCGCCGTCAGCGAGGTGATGACGATCGATCCGGTGCCGTCGCCGTCATCGACGAGCGCGCCGGTCACAGCGTTCAGCTGCTTGACGGTCGTGCCGTTGCTGGCGTAGATGTCGACGAGACCGCCGCCGGTGCGGAAGCCCGAGATGTCGTCGATCTCGACGACGACGTTGGAACCGATGGCCTCGGTGAGTTCGACGGCGGCAAGCGAGTGGTCGATGACCGCGCGCTCGCTGGTGCGGCCGAGCTGGCGCGCAGCCTTGCCCATGGCCTCCATATAGAGGTCGATGCCGTTGCCGCCGCGAGCGACCTGCAGGATGCCCGCGGGGAACTCGAGGTCGCCGGTGATGATGCTGAAGCCGTAGTTGCCCGACGCGTACGTCAGCTGGACTGCGGCGTTGCGGGTGGCGCCGTCGACCTGGTAGGCGACGTTAGTCATGCCGCTGTTGTCGATCTGCACGCGGCCGACCTCTTCGGGCCGGACCATCTTGGCGAAGACCTTGGTGGGGTTCTTCTTGCCGCCTTCGGGCATCTTCCAATCGACGATGGTGGTCTCATTGTCGATCTGGTCGATGAGGTCGTCACGGCCATCTTCGGCCAGCAGGTTCGTCAGTGCGGAATACGAGAACGCCATGGGTCAATCTCCTGAGTGGGTGGGGTCAGACGTCGAACCCACTCGACTGGAGTCGAGCGAGCTTGCCCGCGTAGCTGCGGTCCTTGGGCATTTGCGTGCCTGCCGGAATGGTGCGCGTCACCGGCGTCGGTGCCGTGCTGTTCGCCTGTCGTTGCGCGAGCAACTGCAGGTCCTTGGCGCGCTTGATCGCTCCAGCGACGTCGGCGGGGCGCTTCATCGCGAGGTCAGCGGCAACGAACTGCGCGACCTCCTCAAATGGCACGCCCGCCGTCTTCGCCTGCGTGCGCATGTCGTCGACGAAGACCTTGGCTTCATCGTTCGCACGCGCTTGCGCGAACTCTTTCTGTTGCGTCTGCGACGCCTCGTCACGCATGCGCTGCACTTCAGCCATGCGCTGCGCCGACTGTTCGCCGACGCGGTAGTTGATCAAGTCGAGGTCGCGCTGGTCGACCGGGACCTGATGCTGATCGAGCAACGAGCGCAGAAGCTTGTTCTCCTCGTGGAGACGCAGGTTCTGCTGGACCGCCTTTGGGCCCGCCTCGTGCCACTTCGCCAGCTCGCCCTCGTACTGCGAGACCTTGGCCGTGAGCTCGCCGTGAGCCTTGCGGGCAGGCTCGGGCCACGCCTTCGGGTCGCTCAGGTCGGCGGGGGCCTCTTGCTTCTCTGCCTCGGGCTGCGCCTTGCTCTGGTCGGCTTCAGCCGCCTTCGGGGCGTCGGCTTTGGCGTCGCCGACAGCGGCGTCGTCGGGCTGCGCCGGGGTGGCGCGGCTTTCGTCGGGGAACGCCTCGCGCATGATGCGCTGTTTCGCGGGCGTGTTGCTGCGAACGAAACGCCCACGTTCACCGCGGGCGCGCTCCGCCGACGAGCGGGCCTCGGAAGCCGGAGCCTCCGAGGTGGCCGCTGGCGTCGACGATTGCGGAGCAGAGGCAGGAGCAGAAGGCGCCGGAGCAGCCGCAGGCGCTGCAGCCGGAGCCATCGACGGGGCTGCCATGGGCGCGCTCACGCGTACACCCCGTTGTTACCGTAGCCGGTGCCATCGTCCTTGTTCACCGACGCGAAGTAGTGAATCTCGAACGTGTCGTTGGCCGCGGTGATGGTGCCGCCGTGGTTGATCGAACTGTTGGCGACATCCACCGTCGTCGACGAGATGGCGATGGCCGTGGCTTCGGTACCGCTCACAATCTTGTAGATGCCGACCACGCTGTTCACGCGGTCGATCGGGTGCGGGAGGCCGATGCCGTCGCCGGAGATGCCGCAGGTGAGAGCATCACCCGCCGCAGCACCGGTGACCGTGTTCGGCACGACGCTCGTCACCTGATCGAACACCTGCGTGCACGTGCCGGTGGTGGCCGCGCCGCTCGTGCAGGTCACGGTGACCGTTTCCGAGATGGCCTTGCCGAAGCGGTTGCCAAAGAACGTGACGGTGACGGAGAGACCGCCGCCGCCGCCCGAAGCATCGGTCAGCACGAGCGTCGGCTTACGCGGAACGCGGAGCTTGAGCCCCGAGGCCGTGGCCGCGAGGGTGAGCGGCGTGCCGACGGTGACCGCCGACGACGGATCGACAGATGCGACGAAAAAGTTGACCGTGGTCGCACGCGGGTTCGGCATGACGACGGTTTTGAAGAGGAGCTCGGACTTCGGCTCAACCTGACGAGCATTGATGGCCATGGTTCAGACCTCTTCGATGCGCAGGAAACCCTGCTTTGCGCCAAAGTTGCCGGTCGAGGCGATGACTTTGAGCGAGATGATGTCGCCGATGACGAGGCTGGTGAGGAGGACGCTGGCGCTCACCATGACGGGTGCGCCGGTGAGCTGGGTGACGACGCATTTGCCCTTGGAGGCAGTGCCTGCGCCGGCCGAGAGCGAGCCCTTGTAGATCTCGGTCGTGATGACCTGCGTGGTCACGACGGTGATGCCGCTCAGCGAGTAGGTGACGCGGTAGTTGCCCGCCTTCGGAATGACGATGGCGCCGGTGGTCGCCGTGACCGAGCCGGTCGTGGCCGAGAAGAGCCCGCCGATGAGACCCGCGGTCCAGCCGTTGGCCGCGTCAGCGACGACGGTGGCGGTGGTGGGGGTGGTCAGCACGACGCCGGTGGCGTTGTCGAGCTGGAGCTCAGCCATGTTCTGCTGCACCGCGTAGCCATCGGGTGCGACCTTGGAATCAGAAGAGCGGATGATGTCGACCACGAAGAACCTCCGGAAGATGTTGCGGGCAGCGTTGGAATGCTGGCCGCTGTGCTGGATTATGTCAACTCAGACGGGTTTCTTGTCTCTGCGGCTCAAGACCCGCAGGCCCTTCACGACGTAGCGGCGTCCGTCTTTCCACCCGCTGGGGCCGTCGAGGGTGACGGTGGAGATGCGACACTCAGCGCCTGTCGCCGGGTCGCTGCAGACGACCTGAGACGGCTCAAGGCGTTGCGCGAGGACCCAGTGGTCTGCCTCGGGGTCACCCTTGGCCTTGGCGCTGTCGTGGTCGACGTGGAGCAGTACCTTGCCGCCCGCGCTCAGCGCTTGGATGACGATGGCGCGCAGCTTCACGGCGTCGCCGTCGATCCGCGGCCCGCACAGCATGTGGTTGGCTTCGGCCAGCTTCTCGATGATGGCCGCGCTGCCGACGAATGCACCGGCATCGACACCGCGCATGTTGGCGATGCGCGGGTCTGCCGTGATGGCCCCGTCGACGAGTGCAAGCGCCGCTTGTTGGATGCAGCAGACGAGGCACCCGACAGCGCCGAACGTGCTCGAGCCGATGCCCACCGGCGAATGCGACCACGCCGGGTCACCTTGGCGGATGATGCTCACTTCGGCAGCCCGCTCACCTTGCCATCCTTGGCGAAGATGAGGCCGGCACCGCCGACGAAAGGCCCGATCTCGCGGGCGAAGTCGCGAACGGGCAGAGGCACACCAGGTGTGAAGGCGAGCACGCCGACGATGATCGACGTGATGCCGCCGCATGTCGTGCGCCACGAGCGGCCGAAGATCTTGGACATCGTCTGGTCGAGCCAGCCGTCGGGCGAGGGGGCGGGTGCGTCGGTCATTTGTTCTTCTCCTTGTTCAGTGCATCGATGTGATTGACGGTGCTTCTGATTGCGTCTTCGAGCGACGCGAATCCGCGGTCCACCTTGGCGGTCAGGTTGGCGACGCTCTCGATGGTGGCGAGCTTGCTGGTCTGCGCCTCGAGGTTGGTCACGCGGCCGGTGAGCTCGACGTGTGCAGCTCGCGCCGGCCCGTTGAACTCTTTGAGTGCGGCGCTGTGCTCGTCGAGCTCTTTGGCGTGCTGCGCCTGCTTCGTCTCGACGACGAAGAAGAGACGAGCGGCACCGAGCACGCTGACGAGCAACGCCGCACCTGCGCCGACGACGGACAGGATCACACCGATGACGGTGCTCAGTTGGTCAACGCTCATGGTTCGTCCTCGTGGTGCATCAGAATCCGTACCGACTGGCGACGTAAGACCTGAAGCCCGCACGCTCTGCCGTCGTCGCCGTCGCTGCCATGATGACCAACTCGGCGACGCCGATGTTGGCGGGCGCCGTCGATGTCTGCCGCGAGCCGAGCGTGATGCCGCCGGGGGCAGCGGCGCCAGCGTTGCCGGTGATGGGTGCGCTGTCGGTGAGCTGAATTTCTGACGATGCGCCGTTCCAGACCTCGGTGATGAGCCCAAACGTGTTGACCGCGAGCGTGTTCGCGCCGGTGAGCGAACCGCCGCCGAACATGCGCAAATTCGGCGTCGTCGTGAATTGCTGCAAGAGCATCGAGTCGGCCGTCGTGATGCCATCGTGAAGGTCTCTCGTCGACGTCCACGTCACCTGTCGAAAGACCATGAAGATGGTGAACGGCTGCGCGAGCGTGAACGCCGCCGTCATGTTGTCGTTGCTGCCGTCGAACGTGATGCACGGAAGCCCGTTGATGGCCGACGCCGTGACGACGGGTTGCGACGCACCAACCGCCTGCACGAGGTGGTTCAGGTTGCCACTCTGGTCATTCCACTGGCTGACGCCGGTGACGATGGTCGTGCCCGTGTCGCTCTTGTACCAAGCGCGCAGGTTGGTCAGCGTCGCAGGGTTGATGGGCGCCGTGCTGTTGCGCTTGGCAGACGGCTCCCATCCAAAGTTCGGTGCCCACGGAGGACGGAACATGTCAGCGGCTCACGACGAGAAACGCCGTCGCGCTGTACGACGTGGCGGCAGCGCTCGCGACGACGTAGAGGTCGACGTTTGTCGGGATGGCGAACGTCTCTGACCCAAGCGGCGGAATCGCACTGGCGCCCGTTGTGGCGTTGTAGTCGGCGGTGATGCTCGGGGCGCTGGCGCCAGTAGCGACGAGAGACCACGCGATAGTTGCACCCGCGCTGCCGTTCACGAGCTTCACGCGGAATGCGCTGTTGCCGCTCGACGAGAGACCCGTGGGCAGCGTCGGCATCGTGACCTTGACCGGCGTGGTGCTGAGCGCCGTCGACGATGTGAAGGTGGGCAGGCCCTCAAGAGGTCCGAAACCTGCGCGCTCTGTGGTCGAGATGGTCATGGGACGACTCCGGGTTTGGGTTGCTCGGGTGCAGTGACGCCGCCTTGAGGCATCGCGGCCATCTGTTGCGCGCCAATCTGGCGATACGACGACAGCAGCGACATCAGGCCAGCGAGACGGTCAGATCCCGCGGTCGCGTTCTGCTCATAGACGCCAAGGATGACGTCGACGGCGATGGCAGGGTCAACGTTCGGGTCAGCCTGCACGCCGAAGCCTTGCAGTGCTTGCGTTGCCTGCTGCGCCACGATCGAGCGAGAGAGCCGCTGTATCGAGGTCTCAGCTTGGCCCGTCTTCCGAATCTCTTTCGCGTTGTCGACCGTCTCAAGGCCGTTGGCTGCGTCTTGTTCGACTGCTGCCGCCGTCGCCGTCTTGCTGAGGTCGGTGCCGCTAGCAGGCTCGAGGTAGACATCGGTCGCGAGGTCGGAGCCGACGAAGCTGACGATCTCCGGCAATCCTGCGTCGCCGATGATCTTCAGCATGCGTGGGACCTTGATGTACTGCTGAGCCAGCGAGAGCATCTGGCGATAGAGGCACATCAACGCGTGATCTCGAGCGGCGATGGTCGGCGCGAACTTCTGCGCGTCGAGCTCGGAGATGTAGGCCAGCATTCGGGCGTTCTTCGACTGTGAGTAGTCGCTGCCGACGACGGCTTCGTTGATGCCGAAGACGACGGAGATCATGCGCTCGAGCTCTTCGATCTGCGTCCACAGAATCGCGGGCACGGGGCCCGGCTCGATGATGCGAACGGCCGCAATTTTCTCTTGGTCGTTCTCCTTGATCTTCTGGCCCTCGCCATCCCACGAGTCGATGATGGCATCGGGCCCGATGACCTTGAGCCACTCGGCGGAGAACGCTGTGCGCTTCGCGAGAGCTGCGTGCAGACGGTTGAGCGCCTGTTGGAGGGGAACGGCGTCGTCGAGGTGTGTGCCGCCGTGCGGGCTGTCGGGGCGGTCGTTGCACTTCCAAACGATGATCGGGAGTTCGTTGTGCCGGAACGGGAAGTCGCCGCTCTCGACGACGTGGCCGGCGACGTGGATCGAGTAGTGGCCGCGCGGGATTCGCGTCGTGCGCTTGTTGTAGAGGTAGACGCACTCCACCAGGTCGCGCGTCTCGCCCCAGATGGAGATGGCCGGCGATGCTGACGGGGGCGTAGTGATGCCCGCCTTCATCAGCATCTCGCGGGCGACCTCTTTCGTCAGCCAGCGACGGACGTAGCAGTAGTCCGATTGCTCGATGTCCTCGCTGCCGTCGCTGCCCCAGTCGAACACCGCAAGCGGCTCGACGGTGATGTCACCGAGCGGCATCCCATCGCTGCCGATGGGGCCCTTGGTCGTGTCCCAGTACGCCCAGAAGGCCACACACGACTGCGCCGCACACGTCCACGCTGCGCGCGAGATCATGCGCCGGTGGTCGTTCTGCTGGCGCCATGCCGAAATGAGCTTGTTCGAAACGTCGGCGCTGACGACGTCGCCGTTGCTCGACTCGCCACCCCACGCCTTCACGCTCGGGTCTTTCGACGTGACGCGCGATTGCCACGTCAGGTGCAGATTCCGCAGGATGTTGCGGTTGATGCGCGGGAGAAACGCGGGCCATTCGTCGACGACGAACTCTGAGCGCTGAAAGTTCCAGCCGCCCCACTGATGACCGTTGATGAACCGCTCATTCATCGTCGCGCGCTGCCACGCCGGGCGCTCGTAGGGCGCAAAGGTCTGCTTCGCGTCCATGAGCAGGCCACGCGCCGTCAACTTGTCTTGCTCGACGGGTTTGCCATCGGCGTCGACGAACTGCGCGACGTCAATGTCTGCGTCTTTGAGCGCGTCGTCGGTGAGGTCAGACATCAGCGACGACCGCCCATGACCGACATCAGGGCTTGAATCTTCGCCTGCCTCTTCATGTCGGCGTCTTCGTAGGGCTTGGTCTGCGAGTCAGCCGCGCTCGAGAGCAGCGACCCGCCGAGCTGGCCAGCCATGCCACCGATAGTGCCCCCGATGGCCGTGCCGGCGCCTGGAACGACGCTGCCGATGCCTGCGCCGATAAGCGAGCCGGCCGCGGGAGCAAGTCCGCCCAGAAGCCGCAGGATGTCGGCGTTGCCCGATGCCTGTTTGCCGCCAGCCACCTCCTGCGCGGAGGGGCCTGCGACCTTGCCGATGCCGGAATAGCCCTTGAAGGCGTCTTGGTATCTGCTCATGGCGGCAAGGGTCACGCCCCCGCCTGATTATGTCAACTCCAGCCCCCGCCCTTGGGACGCTGAAGAGCCCGAATCATGGCCCGACCGTCGATGGCCTGCTCTTTTGGAACGAAGACCTGCGGCGCCCGGTACGGGTTCTTGCGGCAACGACGCACCGCGTGGCCGTAGGCGACGAGGCCGTCTTTGCGCCCCTTCCACTCGCCGGTGACCGGGTCACGGTGGAGCTCGTCGCACTCGACTGCGAGCTGTGACGGGCCAGCGAGAACGCCAGCCTCTGCCGCCTCCTTCGCCCGCAGGAGCACGTCGTACATGATCGAGCGCCCCTCGGCGCCGCTCAGGTGCACGTCGACGACGGAGAGACCAAGTTCCCGCGCGTACTGGAGCGGGCCCGCGCCGATGCCGTTCGTCTCGATGTCGAGGTCGGGCCGCGTTGGTGCCGGCGTCGGCAGGATGTTCGGTGCCGGCGACGGATGGTGCATCGTGTAGAGGTCGTTTGCCGTGCGCAGTGCTCGAGCAAGCGTCGTCGTGAGAATCGTGTTGTCGTGCAGCATGGCGCACAGCGTCTCATCGCGCTTGTCGACAACGGCGATCACGCTGGCGTCTCGCCCGCCGCCTTTGGATACGTCGACGGCAATCGCAATCTGGCCGCTGGTCTCGGCGAGCTCGCGGTAGATGAGCAGGCTGTGACCCTCGCAGTCGACGACGCGTTTGGGCGTCAGCGTCTCGGTCGGCCGCTTCACCCACAATCCCGCCGCGCTGCTGAAGAGGTGCCCTTCGGTCTGCGGAAACTCGCGTTGCAGCGTGTGCATATCGCCGCCGCACAGGTTGGGCAGAGCGTCACGCAACCACCAGGCTGCGGCTCGGCGGTCGGTGAATCCCTCGCCTTGGCACCACGCCCATTGCTCGTCTGTGATGAGCCCCGGGTCTCGTCGGTAGTCGTGGTGATCTTCGACGCTGAAGAACACGCGGTGAAAGCGGTTCAACGGGTCACGCCACAGTGAGCGGGTGGCGATGCCGTTGGGGCCCGTGACGTCGATCGTGGTCTCGATGATGACCTGAGACGTCATCGACATCGACGGCAACAACGCGCCTAGCGTCGTGTCGTTCAGGAAGAACGGCAGCTCGGTGACGTGGATGCGCTGATAGCCGCCACCTCGGCCAGCGTTCTTGCCGCTGCCGGTGTGGAACTCCATGACCGAGCCGCGCGGAAATAGGATGCGCTCGCTGTTGATGTCGCAGCCGGCGAACAACTCGAACAGTTGGTCGATCACCGACATCGCAAAGGCGACACGCTCTTTGCTTTTCTCGTCGGTGTCGACGAACAAGCCGCAGCGCACGCGGTTGCCGTTGGCGTCGTTGACGAGACACCAAAGCATGTCGTCGAGCTCGACCGCAGTCGTTGCGCCGACGCGTCGAGGCTTGGCAGCGAACACCCAGTCATGCGCCGCACACGCGCCCCATATGGCGCGTTGCTCTTCATGCGGGAACCATGGCGACGTCTCGGCCGTCATGTGGTTCACGATCTTCACCTGCCGCGCGACGGCGTCGATCGCGTCGACAGGCAAACGAAGCAGCGCCATGGGTCAGGTCTCGTCGGGCTGCTTCGGCGGCCGAGCGAGAGCCACGAGCGCGCGCAGCAACGGGCTGTCCTCTGGCGCGTCGACCTCGACGATATCCTTGATCTTTCCGTAGTGCCGCTCCACCATCTTGTTGCTCGCGGCCTCGCGGATGTTGGCCGGAGCGTCGCGTGCCATCTCTTTGCGGGCCAGCAGTTCCTCTTTCGAGTCGTCGTCGAGTTCGACAACGCGACCAGTGCCCGCGGCCACAAGCATCGCCAGCGCCGAAGGTGCCGCGTCTTTGAACCAGTCGGGCAGCACGGCACGACCACCGGGGTTGCCGCTCTCGCCCTTCTTCCACCTGGTCGGGCTGTTGTTGGCGCGCTGAGGCACCGACGTCTTGGGTGGTTTGCGGATGCGCTTGGTCACTTCTTCACCTCGTTTTGGTCGATCGTATCAGGGTCGCCGTCGTCGAGCACGGGCGCCTTGGGTTTGTCGACGAGGGACGCGTAGTAGTGCCACTGCGCACGGGGCAAGCTGCAGACGAAGCAATCGGGTCGATCGCACAGCTTGAGCTCGACATCCGAGTCCGTCACATCATCACCTCGTCTTCATCGACGACGACGGACCCGAGGGCGAACGCACCCGCGAGGCCGGCGACCGAGAAACACAGCAGCGCGAACAGACCGGAGAGGATGAGCATCACATCACCCCCACAATGTTGTCCATGTGTTCAGCCAGCTTCTTCAGGCGCTCGGCATCGTTGACGGCCTTCTTCGCACGTCGTCGGGCCATCGACTGCCGAGCGTGCTCGTTGTGGCACTCGCGGCACTCTTGGTACTTGCCACGCGTCAGCACGTTTGCGCCGACGACGCGGTGACCTCTTGGACACAGGTCGCCAACACGGACCGCCGTGTGTCGCTTGCGACCCTCGCACGGGTGATCGGCTCGCTCGTCGTCGAGCGTCATGCAGCGCTCGCCAGCAGCGGCGCCACACTCTTCGCACTTCGCCATCTGGATCCAGCGGTAGACAGGCGTCGTCGGGGTCATGCGTGAAAGCCTTTCAGTTCGTTGCTCACTGGTTCACCTCTGGATTATGTCAACTCAAACCTGCTGTGACGCCATCTTCCCACTGGTCAGATCTGCCACACCTTGACCTCGGTGCGCCCCGTCGTGCCCCAGATCTTCCGAACAGTCACCTCAGCGATCTGGGCGTCGTCGTGCCATACCAGTCCGTTCAGGGCGTCGCACACCAGCTTCAGCAGATTGTCAAGATCTGGTTTCTGGTGGTGCGGCTTTCCGGGCGCCTGGTGCGGCTTTGGCTTGGTCGGCTTGGCCGGCGAGCTCATGGGCGCCAGCACCAGCACCAGATCGAGCTTGAGCGGCCCTGCAAGCGGCAGCAGGTGTTCCGACCCACGGAGCGCCGCAGAAGCGCCCAGAACGAATCCTGCTTCGCCCTGTCGGGTCTTCTCTGGCGTGAACGCCCTGCCGCCGACAAACCGAGGCCGGCCCTTCGGCACCGGGTTCCCTTCCACGCAAAAGCTGACGATCGGGTCAGTCATTTGCACGCCCGCTGTTCCGCGTCGTTCCGCTGCGCTCGGAACACCAGCGCCATGGACGTCGACACAACCGCCACGACGATGGCGACGATGCACGTCAAAAGAACACGGTCGGCGAAGTTCCGCGCTTCGCGCTCCGCCTGGTGCGCTCTGGCGACGTCAAGCGCGTTCAGTGTCCTCGTGTAGATGTTCACGCGTCACCTCGGCCAAGCGTCTCCAGAAACGCCACGTCGATGGGGTGAGCGTAGACGGCGCGGATGCGATCCCGCAGCGCCGGCAGCTTCGACGACTGCTGCTTTCGCTTTTTGCGGGGCGGACCTGGCTGCGTCAGTCCTCGGCGGCGACGCTCAATGCTCACACACATGCGTGAGCAACCGAGTCGATCGCCGACCTCACGCAGGCTGCCGTTGAGCAGCTCTTCATCGGTCACCTTGATCCAGTTCATGTATTTGGCCATCCGCCCTGCATATCGCACTAAATCTGCGTCCGTCAATCTGAATCGTATCGCGTGCCATGTGTGCCTGAATCTCACATCATCCGCTCAAGCGGATGGCATGCTCACTGCACTACGGTTGCGAATTCTGCGCTCGAAGCGGGTAAACGGTCGGGCCCTCTAAAGAGGAGGGCCCTCCTTTTACCTTGCGCCCTCGCCTGCCCCCCGTAGCTTTTCCGGAAAAGTTACCTGCTTTTCAGCTTTTACCCAGACCGACCGTCAGTGCTGAAGCGTGCTCGGGATCGGCCACCACCCACCCGTGCTCGTGCGGTTCAAGGTATCCAGACTCCAACAACCGACCGACCATGCCGTTTTTGAACGCGGGTTTTGCGTACTGCTCGGCCGTCTTCGGGGTCTTGCCGCCCCCATCGTCGCGCGACAGCCACTCCACCAAGGCGCTCCTGCTGACGTAGGGCGCGCCGTCGCGTACTTCCGCCCCGCTGGCCCACCACGCCCGCTCAAAGAGCCCACGGTGCCCCTCGAGGCCCTTGTCGGCCTTGCTCACCTTGGCGGGTGCTTGTTCGGGCACCATGACGGCGCTGGTGACCGCGTTGCCGTCCTCGTCGACCCACCCCGGAATCTCGACCTTCAACAGGGCGCAGTGCACGTCCGGGAGCATCTCGGCGTCTTTGGACTTCTTCTGCGCCAGCGTGATGACGCTGTCGTCACCCGGTGCCCGAGATGCCGAGAGCTCCATGTCGAGCGCCCCGCGCCATGCCGATGAACCTCGGGCGCGCCCCTTGTTGTCCTCGTTGTTGCCGGTGTGGTGCACCAGCAGCACCGAGCACCCAAACGCCCCCATGAGCTCGGCGCACGAATCCAGCATCGACCGTGTGTCCTGAGCGCTGTTCTCGTCACCAGACAAGAACCGGTGCAACGTGTCGACGACGATGAGCGACGGGCGCACGCCCCACGCCGTGATGGCGTCGACGGCTTTTCGCAATCCCGCTTGCTGGTCGAGGTCACAACCCGACTCGCTGACCAACATGCGAGATGGTGATGCATCGTGATGCGCCATCCACGCCGCAATGCGGCCGCGCAAACCATGGTGACCCTCGCCGGCAAGGTAGACGACGTCGCCGGCCTTGACCCGCACGCCTCGCCACTCCGGCACGCCCGACGCAATCCGACAGCACCAGTCGAGCACGGCGAACGTCTTGCCGTGGCCCGAGGGGCCGTGAATCATCATGCAGGCGTTCGCTTGCAACCAGCCTTTGACGAGCCAGCTCAACGGCGCCGGCTGGGCGGCAAAGTCCGTTGCCCGCACCAGCCACGACTTCGACGGATGCCCGCTGGGCGTCAGCAACGCCGCCAGGTCGCGCCCTGCGGCTCGATAGTCGTTGGCGTCACCCAACAGCGGGGGCATCACGTAGCGCCCGCCATGCTTCGCTGTGGCCTGTTCGGCATGGCGGAGCCCGTGCCCGCCCTTGTCGTTGTCGGCCACAACCACGAGCTCGGCCTTCTCGCCCAGCAGCGCCCGCACATGCCCGGTCACCGGCTCCAGATTCGACGCGCCGTAGGCCACCACGGTCGGCTTGCCCGTGACCTCGTGGATGGTTGCCGCCGTGGCGAAGCCCTCGGCAAGGTACGTCGTGTCGTCGGCAGAAAGCGCCCCCAGCACCCAGAAGGCCCCGCGCGTCGACGTGCCGGCGTGAAAAAGCTTGCCGCCGTCGTCGTCGATATACTGCAGCGACGTGAGGTTGCCGTCGACGTCAAACAACGGCGCCATCAAGCGCCCGTCGCCGGTGATTCGGACGCCGTTGGGTTTCACGCCCTTGCGCACCAAATAGGGCTGATCGTCGGCCGCTGGTTCCGCGTGTTCCCAAATCTCCTCGATGACGTCGGCGGCGACCTCTTGCCGGCGCTTCTGTTCGGCGTCTCGAGCCGCATGCATCTCCATGACCCATCGCTCGTATTCGGCCTCTTCGGCAGCCGTCATCTGCTTCGCGCCCGTGGCCCGCCAACGCTGCTCGACGCCCGCTTTCCAGCAGCCAAAGTAGCCCGCGGGCACGCCGTCGCCATGCGCGACGTAGTAACCGTTCTTCGCGCCCCGCTTGCCGTCGGAGGCGAACCTTCTCAGCTTGCCGTCGAACACGAGCTGCGCAGGCGGCACGAGCCCCGCGGCGCGCATCGCGTCTCTCAACTGCTGGTCTGGCGAGTCGTGTTCGTCGGCGCCCGTCAGCGTTTCCCCGAGCCGGGTCATTCCTCCACCGAGCCGCTCGAGACATCCTCGCCGGCCGCATGCGCTCTGAGGAAGCGCGAGACCTTCAGCAGCGTCGACGAGCTCGGGTCACCCTCCGCATGCGCCAGCCGGTAAATGGAGTCGACGTGCACGCCCGCACCGACGGCGACGGCTTTGAGATTCATCGGCTCCAGCCTTCGGCGGATCTCCGCAAGCGGAAGCGATGATTCGTGGTCGAGAGATTTTTTTCCGGTTTTTTTCTGGTTCATGCTTGACAGCCTAGCGTGCGTTCCGTAGAAAACAAGCACGACGCGAACGGAATCACCCGACCGCGCCCACGAAGAGAGACGACATGCCCTACCTTGCTCCTGAGTCCGTCCGTTGCGACTGCTGCGGCGCCGACATCGGCTGCGGCGAACACGACGCCGGCTGCGCCAACGAGCCGACCGACCTCGAGGCCATCGAAGCGCTCGCTGACCTTTGGTGGTCTGGCCGTGAAGACGAGGCCGGCGCCGCCGACGACAACGCCCGCATCAACGCTCTGGCCGCGCGCCATGGCGCCCAAGGTGGTGTCTGATGGCGATTTCGCTCAAACGCACGGGGTCGATCGTCGGCGCCACCAAGATCCTGGTGCACGGCACCAGCGGCGCCGGCAAGACGAAGTTGATCGGCACCCTGCCGCGCCCCGTCGTCATTTCTGCCGAACGCGGCCTTGCGTCTCTGCGTGATGAAGACGTTTTCGCCATCGAGGTCGCCACACTCGCCGACGTGCACGAGGCTTACTCGTGGCTCACGTCGTCGGACGAAGCCCGCGACTTCGACAGCGTCGCAATCGACTCGATCAGCGAGGTCGCCGAGGTCGTGCTTGCCGCAGAGAAGCGCGTCGCCAAGGACCCGCGGCAAGCCTACGGCGCGATGCAGGACCAGATGTCGGAGCTTATCCGCGCGTTTCGCGACGTGCCGCGGCACGTCTACATGATCGCGAAGACGGAGAAGGCCACCGACGAGATGGGGCGCATCCTCTACTCGCCGTCGATGCCCGGCAACAAAGCGGGACAGGCGCTCCCCTACTTCTTCGATGAGGTCTTCGCATTGCGCGCGGAGAAAGACTCCGAGGGTGTCACGCAACGAATGCTGATGACCGACACCGATGGCCTGTGGACAGCGAAAGACCGCAGCGGGCGTCTGTCGTCGTGGGAGTCGCCCGACTTGGGCGCCATCATCACCAAGATCGAAGCCAAAAAGGAGACGACGTGAACGCCGATCAACTCAGCCGCCTCGTGCACAAATGGGAAGACGCCAAAGAGCGCGAGCGCGCCGCCGTCGAAGAACGCCGCATCTATGAGGATGCGATCGTCAAGCTCCTCGAGGTGCCCGAAGCGCTCGACGGCGTCCGCAACGTCGACGTCGGCGACGAGGTCACTCTGAAGATCACGGGCCGGCTGGAGCGCAAGGTCGACGCCGACGCCGTCCGGGCCATCGCCGACGAGCTCGGACTCGAAGACCACGTCACGAAGTTGTTCCGCTGGAAGCCTGAAATCAACGTCGCTGTCTGGAAGGCGACTGACTCCGCCATCACCGCCCCGTTCAATGCCGCCGTCACGACCAAACCCGGCAGACCTTCGTTTGCCCTGACCACCAAGAAAGAGAAGTGAGAAGACCATGGCCAAGCTCAACGAAACGATCGACGTCGCCGATATCCCCGTCTCTGACCGTAACTTTGACCCGTTGCCGCCCGGATGGTACCGCGTCACCATCACCGAGGCCGACCTGAAGGCGACGTCGAAGTCGACGGCGTCGTCACCCGCCACCATGATCAAGGTGCGATATGACGTCGTGGGACCGACGCATCAAGGCCGCGTGGTCTTTGGAAATTTCAACAACCGCAACTCAAACCCCGAGGCTGAGCGAATCGGGCGCCGGCAGTTCGGCGAACTCATGCGCGCCATTGGCCTCGCCAAGTGCGACGACACTGACCAGCTCGTTGGCAAGTCCTGTGACATCAAGCTGACCGTCAAGCCCGCGGGCAACGGCTACGACGCTGGCAACGACGTCAAGGCGTGGCGCGCCGTCGACGGTGGTCAGATGCCGGCGCCGACGAAGCCGGGTGGTGCTGCGGCTCCGAAGTCGAGCGGTGCCGCGCCGCCGTGGGCGAAGAAGTAGAGCTCGACGAAACACCAGTCGACGAACGCCACGCATGCTCGGGCCCCTGCGCCGGGCCTCTGCCGTTGAAAGAGGTGACGACGTGACCGCAATCCCTCCGCAGACGCACACCACGGTGTCGTTGATCGACGCGCACCACGAGCGCACGCCAGACCCGCCACGCCCGCACATGGGCGTGAGCAACCTCGGACACTCCTGTGACCGCTGGCTGTGGCTGTCGTTCCGCTGGGCCGTTCGTGAGCAGCTCAGCGGGCGCATGCGGCGCCTGTTCCGTCGAGGTCTCAACGAAGAGGCCACCGTCTTGGCGGACCTGCGCGCCATCGGGTGCGTCATCCGCGAGACGCCGGGTGGGCAACTGCGCGTCGACTTCGGCAGTCACGTCTCAGGCTCCCTCGACGGCGTGATCGAGAGCGGTGTGCCCGAGGCGCCAAAGACTCCGCACGTCTTGGAGGTCAAGACGATGTCAAAGAAGAACTTTGACTTGCTGGAGAAGCATGGACTGAAAGAGGCGAACAAAAAACACTTTGTGCAGATGCAGTGCTACATGCACGGCACGGGGCTGGATCGCGCGCTCTACATCGCCGTCTGCAAAGACGACGACCGCATGTACGCCGAACGCGTGCCCTACGAAGCCGACGTCGCTGAGAAGGCCATCGCCCGCGGCAAGCGTCTGGCCATCCAAGATGAGCAACCCCCGCCGTTGTCGACGGATGCCACCTGGTACGAGTGCAAGATATGCGCGGCGCATAGCTGGTGCCACAACGGCGTTGGCATCACTGAGAAAAACTGCCGCATCTGCGCATACTCGACGGCACTGCCTGACTCCACATGGCGATGCGAGAAGCACAACGCCGATGGAATCCCGCTCGATTTCCAGCGTCGAGGATGCGCGGACTTTGACATTCATGACCACCTGTTGCCCTTCTGAGGAGAAGATGAAGATGAACAATATTTTGCAAGTTTCAACCGTTCGCGCTGCTCGCGGAGGTCGCCGATGAGCGACCTCAAGCCGTGTCCCTTTTGTGATGGCGTCGCCGTCGTCGACGTCTCCACTGACGCGATCTTCAACCTGCGCTGCACCTCGTGCGCCGCTGAAGGCCCGTGGGCGAAGTCCAAGGCCGCTGCGGTCGGCTCGTGGAACCGTCGCACCGCCGAAGCCCGCGCCGAGAAGGCTGAGGCTGCGCTGGCCGAGGCGCGCGAGAGCGCCGACAGCTATCGCGCCGAGGCGCTCCGACTCGTCGACGAGGGTGACACCGAAAAGAAGCGCGCCGACTACTTCGAGGGCGAGGTCGACGCCGTCGAGGCCATCCTCGTCGCTGCCGGCATCACCGACGCCGACGAGACGAAGTTCACCAACAAAGTGCACGCGCTCGTCGAGCAACGTGACGCCGAGAAGGCCCGCGCCGAGAAGGCCGAGCTGCTGTCGTCTCTTGAGGCCGTGCTCGCCGTCTGGCTGCGCGACGCCGCCGACGGCGACGGCATCCTCGAGACCGACGCGCCCGCCCTCGCCGCTGCTCGCGCCGCCATCGCCAAGGCGAAAGGCGGTGCCGCTTGAGACCCGCCATCGACTACGACGTCCTCGGCACCATCCTCGCGACGTCGACGCTCCGCTCGCTGCTCGCTCGCTTCTTCGGAGGCCGCGATGGCTGAGCCCTACCTCCGCATCCCCCTCAGCGAAGCCGAAGCCCACCGCGCCGAGCTCGCGCTGACACGCACGCAGCGAGATTTCGCATGGGGCACCCTCGACGAGGCCCGCGCCATCATCGCCCTCGCTGCCGCCGACGACACTGGCATCCCGTTGCGGCAGAGCGTCGTGCACGAAGGCTTCGATCCCGTCGAGCCAATCGACGTCGTCGCCACCGTCAAGGCGCTCGTCGCCGAGGTGCTCGACCTCTCGCGCAAGCTCGACGACGCCTACTACCGCACGGCGACGCTGAAGATCGAACGCGACGAAGCCGACATCGCGTGGCGTGACCAGGTGAAGGAGACGACGAAGTTCGCCGACCTCTACCGCGGCACCGCCGAGAGCAAGGCTGCCGGCGAGGCGTACAAGGCGCGCAACGAAGAGCGCTGCGCCTGCGGCCACATCCGCCTCGAACACATCGGCGTGCGGTGCATGATTCTGGGCTGCGGCTGCCGCGACCTCGACGGCATCGTCGCCGACGAAGCCCGCGCGAGCATCGCCATCGACGAGGGCGAAGACGCCGTCTCGACCGTGACGGACTTCGACGACCTCCCGAAGCACCGGGAGGCACCGCCACCGACGAAGAAGCCTGCGCCGGCCGCGAAGCCCGCCGACACCCGCGCGCACGTCGCGACCCGGCGTGATGCGCACGGCCGCCGCTTCTGGGACGGCCAGACGTGGGTCGCCAACCTCGATGGCGCCATCGGCTTCACACTCGACAGCTGGGCGACGACGCGCAAACCGCGGGGCAGCCGCTTGGTTGCTCGTGACGACGTGCCCGCGCTCCTCGCTGAAGACGCTGCCAAGGACGCGAAGAAGGATCCGCCGTGATGTTGCGAGATTATCAGCAACGCTCGATTGACCAGCTCTATAGCTGCATGTCGACGAAGGACGGCAACCCCTGTCTGGTGTTGCCGACTGGCGCGGGCAAGTCTCACGTCGTGGCAGCGTTGTGCAAAGACGCGTTGACGCAGTGGCCAGAAACACGCGTTTTGATGCTGACGCACGTCGGAGAGCTTATCGCCCAGAACGCCGAAAAGATGCGCCAGCATTGGCCCGGTGCACCGATGGGCATCTGTTCAGCGTCGCTCGGGCGCAAGCGTCTCGGCGAGCCCATCACGTTCGCCGGCATCCAGACGGTGCGGACGAAAGCGGACCGCATCGGGCACGTCGACCTCGTCATCATCGACGAATGCCACCTCGTGTCGCACAAAGACGAGGGCGGGTATCGCAAACTGATCGGCGAGCTCACGGCCATCAACCCGGCGTTGCGCGTGGTCGGCCTGACGGCGACGCCGTGGCGTCTCGGGCACGGCGTCATCACAGAGAAGCCGGGGATCTTTGACCACCTGGTGGAGCCGGTGACGATCGAGGAGTTGCTCTTCAAGAAACACCTTGCGCCACTGCGCTCCAAGGTGACGGCGCTGCGCTACGACACCAGCGACGTGGGCACCGCACGCGGCGATTTCAAAGAGGCCGAGCTCGCCGCCGCAGTCGACACCGACCCGCAGAACCTCGCCGTCGTCGACGAGGTCATTGCGCAAGCTGGCGCCCGCAAAGCGTGGCTTTTCTTCTGCTCCGGCGTCGAGCACGCACGGCACATCGCCGAGGTGCTGACGTTGCGTGGCGTGCCGGCAGCATGCGTCACCGGCGACACGCCGAAGGCGGAGCGCAAAGACATCCTCGCGCGCTTCAAGGCCGGCGAGCTGCGCGCCGTCACCAACGCCAACGTGCTGACGACGGGCTTCGATTACCCCGACATCGACCTGATCGCCATGCTGCGGCCCACCAAGAGCCCCGTGCTGTACGTGCAGATGGCCGGGCGTGGTCTGCGCCCGAAGAGCCACACCGACCACTGTCTCGTGCTCGACTTCGCTGGCGTCGTCGAGACGCATGGCCCGATCACGCGCGTCGAGCCACCGAAGAAGAAGGGCAAAGGCGAGGCGCCGACGAAGGTCTGCAAGCAATGCAAAGAGATTTGCCACGCATCGGTGAAGCAGTGCCCGGTGTGCGGCTACGTGTTCGAGGCCGCTGTCGTCGAGAAAGACCTCTCGCTCCGAAACGCCGACATTATGGGCGACGACCCCGACGACGCGCTTGAGATGGCCGTGAAGGAATGGGTCTGGCGCAAGCACACGGCAGCGACGTCGGGCAAGGAGATGCTCGCCGTCACCTACTACGGCGCTGACCTGATGGCGCCCGCCGTGACCGAGTACCTGACGGTTACACACGACGGCTACGCCGGTGAGCGAGCCTGGCGCACGGTGGACAGGATCGCCGACAACTGCCGCGCGAGCGGGCACGTCTTCGAAGACGGCTGGCTTGCGGCGTCGTTGCCCGATGTCGCGGCCTCGCTGACGCAGGCGCCCCCGCCGAAGATCGTGAAATACATCCGCGAGGGAAAGTTTTTCCGCGTGATGGCGCGTGACTGGAACAAACCCCCGTAGATCCAGCCTCTTGCGTGGATCCGGAAAAAACACGCTTGCATGCTTGACATTATCGGCAAGCGTCCGTAGAATCTGACCACACCCTGCGGCCGAGGCCGCAAAACGAAGGAACGACAGATGAAGAAAATCCACACCCTCGCCGACGTCGCTGCTGCTTTTGGTCGCGACAACGTCGTCGCGATGCAGGCCGAAGTCGAAGCCATCATCGCGACGCCGCACACGGCTGCCTCGCTCTTTGCGGCGCTTAAGCCGATTTTCGCCGCGCGTGTGGCAGCAGACCGTGCCGCGCGCGCCTCCGTCGAGGTCGATGGCGCTCTCACGATCGCGCCATCGGGTCGCGGACGCATCACTGACGCAGAAATCTCCGGTGACGCATGAGCCGCAAAACGAACGCCCCGACGACGCGCGCTGTCGCCCGCGCAGCCCCAACCTGAACGCATCGCCGGGCAAGCCCCGGCTTTGCGCGTCAGAAGCACCCTGCGGCCTCGGTCGCAAAACAAAGGAACGACAATGGCCACTGTTGCAGCCATCAAAGCATTCGCAAAAAAGCACGGGGCATCGTTCGACGCCGACGGCGACGTCAAGCGGTCGGCGAGCCTTGGGCACGCGCTCTACCTCGACGCACCGAGTGGCAAGGTATGGCGTGAGAACGGCTGCCACGTCTCTTGCGCGCTGCATGGCAACGGCGCCCACGGCGCACTCACTGGCGCGGACCTCGACAAGACGCTTGTTGACGTCAAGACCATTATCGACCTCGGAGCCGATGACTGCGACGACGACAACTGCGACGTATGCCACCCCGCCGACGGCATGGAGTCCGTATGACTGTCATGACTAGAACATGGGCTATGCCTTCGCGATGGACTTTTGAGATTGAGCCGATCGATGAGTTTACCGCCGACGTCGACAACGTCGCCAACGACATGCACGAAGAAAACGTCGACGCTGTCGCGACCGACTTTGATGCTCTTTGGATGAAGGCCAACGAAGGAAGTGGATCGTGAACGCTCACGACGACGACGGCCTCGACGGCCTCGTGGCGCGCCTGCAAGCAAAGTTGCAGGCCGCAACCGGCATCAAGAGCGACGATCTCCTCGGCATGGTCGACATGCTGGTGATCGACGCGAGGCTGGCGCGCAAAGAGCGCGACGCCGCGTCGACCCGCACCACTTCCGATAGCAATCCGGCTGTCGGCTCGCCCCCGAGCGCAGGTGACGGGGCGAGTCTTTTTTCTACATCTGATGGTGAAACATGAATTACGCAGAATTTGTCGCGACAAAGAGCGCGTGGACTGCGTTCCCTGGAATCGACGACGCCGTCATCGGCGGTCACCTGTTCCCGCATCAACGCGACCTTGTGCGATGGTCCCTTCGCAAGGGACGCGCTGCCATCTTCGCCGATACCGGCCTCGGCAAGACTGCGATGCAGATCGAATGGGCCAAGCATGTCTCGGCGCGAGGTCGCGTGCTGATTCTTGCGCCGCTCGCTGTTGCGCCGCAGACTGTCGTCGAAGCGAAGCGATTCGGCGTCGACATCGCATACCGCCAGACCGACGCCGACGACCGTATCACGATCACCAACTATGAGCGGCTGAGCGCGTTCAACCCCGCCGACTTCGCAGGCATCGTGCTCGACGAAAGCTCAATCCTGAAGTCTTTCGACGGCAAGACGCGGAATCTCATCATCGAGGGATTTGCGTCGACGCCCTTTCGTCTTGCCGCGACTGCGACGCCAGCGCCAAACGACTTCACCGAGCTCGGCAACCACTCGGAGTTTCTCGGCGTGAAGACTCGGACGGAGATGCTCGCAGAGTACTTCGTCCACGACGGCGGCGACACGTCGGAGTGGCGACTCAAAGGCCATGCACAGAAAGCGTTCTGGCGATGGCTTGCAACGTGGGGTGCGGTTGTGCGCAAGCCAAGCGACCTCGGCTACGACGACGGCGCCTACGCACTTCCGCCGCTGCGGTTCCATGAACACGTCATTCCCGTCGACCACACGACGGCGCACGCGGCCGGGATGTTGTTTGCGACGAACGCCATCAGTCTGCAAGACCAGCGCAACACGCGGCGTGCGACGGTCAGCAAGCGAGTCGAGGTCGCGGCATCCATCGCATCACAACCGGGCCCGTGTCTGATTTGGTGTGAGCTCAATGACGAGAGCAAAGCGCTACACGATGCCATCGCCGACAGCGTCGAGGTCAAAGGTGCTGACAGCGTTGAGGAGAAGATGCGATCGCTGTCGTCGTTCTCAGCTGGATCGTCGCGAGTGATGGTCACGAAACCAAGCATCGCCGGGTTCGGGCTCAACTGGCAGCACTGCAACCGCGTTGTGTTCGTCGGCGCGTCTCACTCCTACGAGCAAACGTACCAGGCGATTCGTCGGTGCTGGCGTTTCGGGCAAACCAAGCCCGTCGACGTGCACATCATCCGCGCCGAGACTGAGCAGCTCGTGATCGACAACTACCGACGCAAAGAGGCCGACGCCGCGAGACTTGGTGCCGAGATGGCCGCGCAAGTTCTCGACTCAGTCCGCGCCGAAGTGCAGGGCGTCAGCGCCCGCGAGTGGAACCCGTACGACGCCAACAAAGACCAGATCATCCCGTCGTGGATGCAGCCGGAGAACCAACAGTGAAAGTCATCGACCAGCACGTCACCGACCGATTCGCCATCTACCACACGGACTGCATCGAAGGATTGCGGGGCCAGCCCGATGAGTCGGTGCACTACTCGATCTTCTCGCCGCCGTTTGCGTCGCTCTACACATACAGCGCCAGCCCGCGCGACATGGGTAACTGTGCGTCGCACGAGGAGTTCTTTGAACAGTTCCGATTCTTGATTCCCGAACTCTATCGGGTGCTCAAGCCGGGCCGGCTGCTTTCGTTCCATTGCATGGATCTGCCGACGTCGAAGACGCGCGACGGCGTCATCGGCCTCACGGACTTCCGCGGGCAGTTGCTGCGCGCGTTCTCCGAGGTCGGATTCATCTACCACAGCGCCGTCTGCATCTGGAAAGACCCGGTGACCGCGATGCAGCGAACGAAAGCGCTCGGACTGCTCCACAAGCAAGTGAAGAAGGACTCGGCGATGTCACGCCAAGGCATCCCCGACTTCCTCATCACGATGCGCAAGCCGGGGGCGAACCCCGAGCCGGTGACGCATACGGGCACCGGTGACGACATGCCCGTGCAGATGTGGCAGCAGTACGCATCGCCGGTGTGGATGGACATCGACCCGTCAGACACGCTGCAATTCCGCAGCGCGCGCGAAGACGACGACGAACGCCACATCTGCCCGTTGCAACTGGAGGTCATCCGTCGTGGGGTGAAGCTGTGGAGCAACCCCGGCGATGTCGTGCTCTCGCCTTTCGCGGGCATCGCGAGCGAGGGCGTGGTCTCGCTTGAGATGGGCCGTCGGTTCGTCGGGCACGAGCTGAAGAAGAGCTACTTTGAGCAGGCGCGCCGCAACCTCATCGAGGCGAGCGAGACGACGACGAAACAACCCTCACTGTTTGGTGCAGCATGATCAAAACGTTCATCGCCTACGACGCCGATGACGACAACAACCTCATCAACGAACGCATCCGCCTCGACCTTGCACCGACGAAGGAGACCGCATGACCACTGAAGAGAAATGGACCCCGCGAGTTGGTGACCGCGTGCGCACGATTGCGAACGGATGCGGTGTCGTTGTTGATCTCGCGTCGTGGGACAGTGCGCCAAAATTCTTTAGCCGAGTCGTCATTGATGGGATGCGCGTCCCCCAGACGTTCGCCACGTGGTCGCTGGTGCCCGACACCCCGCGCCCCATCGCCTACGTGAAGCAGACGCGCCCCGATGTGCCCTACGACCTCCGCACGCCGTACCAGCAGCGGGGGTGGGCGCTGTGAGCACCAACTACGACCGCAAGCAACTGGCCGCGCTGCAAGCCGTCACCCGCGCCGTCGACGACCTCGCCGCTGCCGGACACGAGGCCGCTGTCGAGCATCTTGCGGCGCTCGACTTCTGCCGGGATGAGCTCGGCGCAATCGAGCACGCATGCCGAATCGCGATGCCTGACGCGACCGCTGTCGGAGCTCGGGCGCTGGTGGCCGAACTCCTCGAGCGGCTGAGCGCCGCACAGAAAGCGACGGTGACGCCGTGAGCTTCCTCCTCGACTGCCTCGCCATCGTGGAACCAGGCTACGAGGCCCCGCGCGCTCAGGTGACGTTCGAGGCTTCACAGCCCCGCGTGGCCGTCGCTCACAACCTGTGCAAGACGTGCGGCGTCGACGAGAAGCGCACGGGGCGCAGCGAGTGCGAAGAGTGCATTGCTGCCAGCGAGAGCGGCGCCAAGGAGCGCGAGAACCGCCGTCGGGCTTGCAGGGAGGCGCACCAGCGCCGTGTCGAGCACCGTGCGTCGATGGCGAAGCCGCAACGCGGCGCCCCGATGACGGCCTACGCTCGCCGCGAGGATGCGTTGATGGATGCCGCTGTCGCCCGATGGCGTGAGACGAAGTCGAAGACGTGCGCGTGCGGGCGAGCGTTGCCGTGCTCGAGGAGGATGTGCCGCGATGGCTGACGACGTCTGCCGCTTCGTCGACTGCGTCGCCGCGGGCATCCTCGTCGGGTGGGCCGTCGGGCACGCGGTGTTGATGCTGGGGCGTTGGTGGGAGCGATGATGCTGCAACTCAACCCCATGGTGCCCGTCTACTCGCTCGCTCACTCCATGGAGGGATTCGCGTTCATGGTGATCGACTACTCGCAGGAGCATGACCTGCTGTTCGTCGTCGCGCTCGACAACGGCGAGATCTGGACCATCAAAAACAAAGACGTCAGGTTTTGTAAGAACCTGACGCTTGATCGTGACCCGATGAAGAAGGCGCCCTAGGCGTCGACGACAGCCGCAGCCGCCTCGCGACGAGAGGTCAGAAGCGCCGCGAGCTCGTCGGCATTGATGCCGCCGACGAGGTCCTCGTAGTGGACGAACTGGTAGGGCGAGCCCTTCGCCTGCTTGTTGCCGTTGATCGTCTCGCCGCTGATGGACGTGTTGAGCACGATGTCGCCTTTTGCAAGCTTGCCTTCGGGCACCTCGGGGCCGACGTCGCAGACCTCGAACGCGACGGCCTCCATGATCGACAGCCGCGACATGCCGTCATCATCAAGGGTCATGCCGGCGACGCTGGAAAGCGCGTGCTCCTCCCAGATGGCGCGCACCAGGACACGCTTGCCGAGAGCGCGGAACAGGCCCAACTCTGCGGCGTGCTCGAGCACCGGAACCGTGATGCCGTGGCCGACTTTCGCTTTTGCCTTCACTTCTTCTTCTCCTTGTTGACGGGTGACTCGACGACGAAGAGCGCACGCGGGGATGCGTCGGCCTTCAGCTGGGGGCGATCGAGGTGGGCGCTGTCGAGCCAGCCAACGCGCGGGTCGCGCAGCTCGTGAAAGGCGCGCTCGTATTCGACGGGCGTCATGCGCAGCGATTCGCCGAGGATGCGCACGTTGTGCGTCGCAGGCTCGGGCGTGTGTGGATGGGTGGCGAGGAAGAGCGCCAGCACCTTCGCATCACCGGAGACCGGCGTTGCGAGGAAGGCGCGCCATGCGTCGGGGTTTGTCATTCCCTCACGCTAAGCGCGCCACGAGCCGACGGCAACCGTCATCGCTTGCGAGGCCCCCATGACGGACCCTGGAACGGCGCCGCCGCACGATTGCGCCCTGTCGGTGTCGCGATGGGCGCAGGGCCGGGCGATGCAGGGTCGAAGCCGACAGCGGCGCGCTGACGACCGACAGCACCGGCAGTGCCCGCGTTCATCTTGGCCATCATGCCGTACGTCATCGCGAGGCTCTTCTGCTTGTCGCCGCCCGTCTGCTCCATGAAGTAGGCGAAGATGTCGGGGTCGGGCGCGAGCGACGGCGCGCCAGCAGCGTTGGCCATCGACGGGGGACGCGTGCCCCAATCCTGCGCGACCTCGCTGCGCATCGATGCAAGCGGGTCATTGTCGATGTTGGCCATCTGCTGGTTGACGTCGTCGACGACAGACGCAACCGGAGTCGCAGCAGGTGGGGCGACTGTCGGCGCTTCAGCGGCAACGGGCGCCGCCGATGTGCCGCCGCGGTCGATGGCATCCATCGTGCTCATGAGGTCGTCGACGAGTCCCGTTGCCGGTGGCGGCTGCAGCTTCAGTCCGCTGCTGGTCGACGATGTTTCTGGCGGTGTCCACGGCACTCCCTCATAGGGGCTGGGCACGTCAATGACGGCACCTGCCTCGTCGGCAGACATGACCGGCGGTGTTGCGCCAGCCTTGAAGAGTGCACGGCCTTTCTTGATGAGTCCGCCGACAACAGGGGCTTCGTCGAGAACTTCGCCCGGATTCGCGACGATGTTTTTGCCGCCGCGGATCATCTGCTGCGCGCCGCTTTTGACTGCGGGCCAGCCTTCTTTAACGGCGTTGACGGCGTTGGGGATACCGGCGGCCATGGCGCCGACGCCACCGCCGAAAAGCGCCGACAGCATCGCCGCCGTGTCGTCTTCGGTGTTCGACATGCCGTAGCCGGTGACGATGCCTGCGGGCACAGCTGTCTTGGCACGAGCGGCGAACGTGTTGCCGCGACCGATGGGAAGCGCTGCGCCGCCGACCATGCCGGTCAACGCGCCTTGGTCGTACGCAAGCGGGTTCGCCTGGTACGCCTTCTCCTCTTTCGCGCGCTGGTCTTCTCGGGCCACACGCGCTGCCTCGGCGGGGTCCTCTTGGAACGACGGGTCAACGCCGCTCGTGAGATTGCCAAACGCGGTACCGGCTCGAGCTCCGAGGCCGGCAACGTCGTCGGTGAATCCACCGGTGAGGAACTTGCTTGCGCCAGCGCGGAACGACGGATCGAGGAGAGCCCCGCCCGCCATCCACTTCGCAGCCTTGAGTGGCGCCGTGACGATGCCGGGCAAGCCATCGTCCTGCGACTGCTCCGCGGCAGGTTCGCCCGTCTCGGGGTGTCCTGCGGCGTCGGCGCCGGTGTCTGCGTGGGCGACAGGGGCGGGAGCAACAGGAGGAACGACTTTGGCGCCCTTGCCCTTGAAGTAGGCGACTTTGTCGGCGGGAACGCGCTTCCGCTTCCCGTTCATCTCCATGATCACGTCAGCCATGTCGTCACCTCTCGTCAGGGAGCGCGTCAAACTCTGCGTCAGCGGGCGCGGTGCTCTCGTCGAGGATGCCGCGCGTGTCCTTCTTCATCGCCTTGAAGACCTTTTGTTTGGTCGTCAGCTTGTTCTTAAGCTGGCGCTCAACGCTCTCGAGCTTGGCGATGAATTCTTCGTCGTCGTCGGCCGCAGTCGGCACGTTCTCCAGCAGGCTCTTGCGCTCTTCAACGCCGACGGTCGCGCCTGAGATTGATTTGATGTAGTCGGCGAGGTTTGCGCCCGCCGTGGCCTTGAAGTCGACCATCCGCGGGTCAGCGATGCCGGCTTTGCTGCGGAACCAAGATACCAGCGATGAGATCGGGCCGGTGTCGACGGGTGCGCCGCCGTCCTTGCCAGTTTTCATGCTGCGGAGGTTCTCGAGCGCGCCCAACGCGGTCTGAAGCTCAACCAGACTCTCTGTCTCGCCCGCTGTCAGCTTCGATCCGCCGTCGGTGCCGCCCGCTCGTGACGCTGCGGCGACGCCTTCCATGGCCTTGTTGTGGCGCTCGGACTCCTTCTGGCGTGCCCATCCGAGGCCCGTGGCGCTCTTCTTCGCCTTGGCGTCGGATGCGGCCCTGTCGGCCTCCTCGCGCGCCTTCTTCACGGCGTTGGCGACAACGGTGTCATCGGCGAACGACGCGGCGTCAGGGTCGGCCATGGCCCACTCGCGCAAACCTTCCTCAGTGGCGCCGCCGCGAGCCCGCTCCATGAGGCCCGCTTCGCCACGCTTGCGCGCCGCCGCTGCCGCTTCGGTGCTCGACTTGCTCTCTTTGGCCTTGCGCTCGGCTTCCGCCTTGGCGCGCTCTTCCTCGATCTTCTTCGTCGTGGCCTCAAGCAATGCCGGAGCCGCCGCCTGCTTGGCATTGAACGCCTTGGCCTCGCGTGCCGCCTTCTCCGCTGCACGCTTCTGTTCCGCCGCCTTGTATTCGGCATCCAGCTTGGCCTTTTCGGCGTCGCGAGCGTCTTTGACGTCGAGGCGTGACTGGGCTTTCGACTCTTTGTCGATGCGCTCGATGTCGTCGAGCATGGCGTCAGCGGGATTCCACTGCTGCCGGAAGTTGGCGCCCTTCTGTTCGCGGTCGCGCTTGATGCGGTCGGTGTAAGACATCAGTTGTTCCACGGGGCCCATGTGCCCCAAGTGAGAGGATCAAGCGGGTCAAACTTGTTGCGGATGACGCCATCTTCGCCGACAACGTCCTTTTTCCGGCTCGCATCATACGCCTGTTTGTCGAGCTGGTTGATGACGCCGTTGCCGTCCATGTCGGGGACGTGAAGGCCGAGCGGGTCGGGCGGGTTGCTCGGGTCGTTGGTCGGAGGACCTTCGGCGCCGATGGCGCTGTTGAGCGTGTCGAGCATGGCCTTGTTGAAGAACTCTTCTTCGGCCTGCTTCCGCTTGTCGATGTCGGTGCCAATCGCGCGGTTGGCGTTGTCCTTGGCGCGCTGGTCTTCGGTGCGGCGCAACCCAAGAACATCATCGAGCGCCTGCTGTCGGGCCGTGCGCTGTGTGTCGGCCTCCATCGACGCCAAGGCGCCGCTTGAACCAAAGCCACTGCGCCCCATCGATGCACGCTGCCCGACGAGCTGCTGCCCGATGGCGTCGCCCATCTGCTGGCGGATAAGGTCTTCTTCGGCCTTGGTATCGACCTTACCCGCGCCCTGCACCTCGGACATAAGCAGGTCAGCCACAGCCTGGTCGAATGCGTCGCTGCTGGTGTCGGCCGGCTTGGCCGCAGGCGGAGGCAAGTTGCTGCCGACGGTGGCCGCAAGGTTGGCGTCGGGGATGACCATCGGGGCGGTCGTGCCCGAGACGTTCGGCGGGGGCGGAGTCGTCGGCGTGATCGTCGGCGCCGCGATGGGCGGAGGCGTCGGCTGCTGCACGGGCGGGGGCGTCGTCGTGCCCACCGGCGACGGGGGCGGAACGATGTCGGGTTGCACGCCAGCGTTCGCCGCATTCGTCGACGGCGGGGCGGGCACCGGGCCAGACTTCGGGGGCGACGGAGGCGCCACGGCAGCCGGCGACGAGATGGCCTGTTGCTCCTTCGCCAGCGTCTGGCCGGCGAGGGTCGGCAGTTTGGCCACTTTCTTTTTGGCGACGACAGAAACCATGGTTCAACTCCACCAGACGAAGAAATAGGCAAGCTCGACGGTGCCAGCGACGCCGGTGAGCGTAGCAGTGAAGTCCGACGCTGTCGTCAGCGGGTCGTCACTGGTCGACGTGACCGTGCCCGTGGCCGCAACGATGTTGGTCGTGTTGGTGCCGGTCAGCGTTGCCGCCGAGAGCGAGCCGCCCGTGGTCACGGCATCCGCGATGGTGGCGACGATGTAGCCGCGCCATGCAAGGCCCGTCATGCCCGCGCCGCTCGGGAGATTCCATGTCTGCGACGTCGAGAAGGAGCGCGCGACGAAGCAGGCGCACCGCAAGTCTTTGTCGTTGGTGGCGTCGTTGGTCACCGCGGTCGCCAGCGCCGTCAGTTGCGTATCCAGCACGCTGCCCGCCGTCGACGACGACGAATCCACGAACGTCGGTGAGTAGCCGGCATGGTTCGGCGATGCGCCTTGCACGCCTCGGTCTGCGCGGCAGTGAATGACGAGCCACGCGCGGGTCAACGTCGACGCCGAAGCGCCAGAGAGGACGAAGTCGACGCCACCGTTGGGCACAGCGATGGGCGTCGTCGACACCGCGTAGGCTTCTGTCGTCGCGCCCGCCGTCGTGAGCGTGATGCTCGACCACGTCGTCGTGGCCTGCGACAACGTCCACACAACTGCGGCGGCTGAGTAGACGTAGAGCTCAACGCGAACGATCTCGACGGGGTTGTTTGCGGTCGGGCGATCGAATCGAATCGTGCGCTGCGCTGCCGTCATCACGTCGGTGATGCCATCAAGCGGCACGACGATGGGCGGGCAGTAGGTGTAGCGCTTCTCGAGGTTGCGGTTGACGTCGTCGGCGCTGCGGCGGAGGTTGCCGTTGACGAGGTCGTCGGAGACGATGGCGCCAGTGCGAAAGGTGTAGGGCGTCAGGGCCTTCATGCGATCCGCCGAATCGTTCGCACGAGCAACATCGCCCGCGCCTCGTCGATGGTGCCCGTATCGCGCGAGAGCTTCAGGCGATAGGGGACGCCCTTCAGCAACCGCACGCGAGTCCCGGTCACGGTGCGGAAGTCCGCCGACGCCTGCACGACGGTGCTCGCGCCCGTCGTGACGCTCACGGTGATCGACTGGTCGACAAGAAACGTCGTGTCACCGTTGGCGACGACGACAGAGGCCGTCACCACCTGCCCCGCCGTCACGTCGGTCGCGTAGACACGCAGAACGCGCACTTCGTAGTCGTCTTCCGGGATGAAGTCGACGAAGTCTTTGACGTCGGTGCCGGTGCCCGCGAGCAAGAGGCTCTTGTGATGGATGGCGAGGTCGATTTGCCCCGCGACCGCTTGCGAGGTGATGGCCGCGCGTGCGTCGTCGAAGTTGGCGTTGAGCGTCGCCGCCGTAACGGTGCTGGTGAACGGTACGAGCGCCATCGATCAGCCCTGTCCTCTCTCGCCGGGGCGATCTTTCGCCGACAGCGACCCGACAAGCTCGATCTTGCCGCCGATGCGGGTCTCACAGAAGTCAAAAGCGACCTCGATGCCCATGTCGTGGCTGTCGAGCGCGTGTTGTGTGCGAATCGCGGCCATTGGCGCCGGCTCGTAGATGCGAGCGTCGCCCCACGACGAGGTTCCGATGACGAGAGCTCGAGCATCGACGGGCGGGGTCACCGACTGCGCCGCTTGCCCGCGGATCGAGACGTACACGGAGCCTTCGCCGCCGAGCGAGGCGATGGCGCGGACGTCGCGGGCCATCGGGTTCGCCGCGACGTCGGTCGGAACTCGCCCGT